AACAAAATCAACACAATCGGGAGTTAATTCGTCAGTTAGTGGTGATGTAACAAAATTAAGTACGTATAATACTTTTCAAGCATTTAACGATAAATGGGTTGCTGGAAGTGATTTAACGACTAGAACAATATTTGAGGATTTTCTTTTCCAAAATACCGCTAATGGTGATGTTGGTAATTCATTACAAGTTGATGTTATGGGTATTGCTGAAATATTAAAAGGAGATAACACTATTTCTATATTAGATGTGATTGGTTTTATAATGAAAAAACAAGATAACATGTTGTTTTACGCGATGCCGGCTTACATTAATTTCTATGGTAACCAATCACCAACTAAAAATTCACAACCAAAACAAATAGATGTGCCTAATTCCCTTTTTGGTACATACACTGAAGTGAATTACCTTGACTCAAGACCTAAGTTTTTATTAATATATGTGGGTAAAGAATCAGAACACCCACAACAGAAAGATAATGCGTTTGTAATTTATGGGGATGATAGTTTTGATTTGAGAAACCCGTCAACTAACCCTGTTAGGATCCCTACGGACATCACTAAGTACAATTTCGCACTATCTAATAAAGTTGTTGGGTTTAACGTAGATTTTGGAATACAAAATCAAAATATGTTTGCGAGTGTTGAAGTAGGTATGGACGATAAGAAGAATACCGCAGCAACATTTGCAGTTAGAGACCAAATGTCTAATGGTGTGAACGGAGATAAAATTGCTCAACAAACTACCTCGATGTATTCTCTATATAAAAGTGCGTCGTACCATGCAACTATTAAATCATTAGGTAATGTAATGATACAACCTATGATGTATTTTAATTTAAGACACGTCCCATTATTTTATGGTCCTTACTTAATTAATAATGTGTCTCATAGTATTAATGAAAGAGAGTTCACAACCACTTTTGAGGGTAATAGGATGCCAAAATATGCATTACCACAACCTAATAGTTTAGCGACATACATTAAAACAAATTATTTAGAAAAATACCAACAAGAGATATTACAAACCCCAAATCCTGCGACCACAGTCACACCTGTTGAAACTAGTTTAGACCAAGACGCATCAGTTGGAACAACATTAAAACCTGAAGACGAATGTCAATTATTGGTTGATGCTAAATATGAGACATTACCGTTTGTTGGTATGAATAGAGGTCGTGTAACATATTCTGAAATGGCTAACAAAATAAATGCTGTTCCAGGTATTGATAGATATGTTGCAATTATGATGGCAACAATTGCGGTTACAAGATCATCTAACGGATTTGAAGAAGATTTATTACAACCTATTAATAATAATTTATTTGAAATAAGTGCCGCCAATGTCTTTGCCGATAACCCCGTATTAAGTGAGTTAGTTTGTGCGGATATTGATGGTTCTGCGGTTCCATTGTTTTCATTTAGTAACGTGACGGACCCTATTAATGTTGTTTACAATTTAAATAAAAACATGTCACCATTAATTGTTGATTTAAAAAATATTAACACAGGAGATGACGAAGATGAGAAATACCAAAAAGGTATTGTACAATTAATAATTTCTACATGGGATACAGGTTATGGTTACGGAAAAACCGCACAAGAAATTAGAGATTATGTTTTAACAAACGTCCAAAATAATAATTTAATATCCGCGGCTTATTCGGCTTACCTTAATATCATAAAAAAGGTATTCACGTTATTCCCGTAATTTTATTAATAAACGATATATTTATATAGAAAAAGAATTATGAACATCAAAAATTTATTAGACGACTATTTAAGAAAAGATACTCGTATTACTGAAAAACAAACAGGTAATGGGTACAAAGAAGTTTGTGACCTTGATACCGGAGATTGTTATACCATAAGAATGAAGGATGGATTAATCGAAAGAGTAGATAATACATTAAAGACTAATAGGACTTTAAAGGTTGAAACTCCAACAGGGGTTAAAACATTACTGAATGGTTAAAAATAACACGATGAGTTTAGACAAGAAAATTTTAGAAGAATTAAAAAGATTCAATCAAATCAATAATTACATAATCAGTGAGCAAATTGATGCTCCACCGGCACCTGAAGGAGAAGTTCCACCGGCACCTGAAGCGGGAGCAGCACCAGAAGGAGGGGCCGCACCGGCACCTGAAGCGGGAGCAGCACCTGAAGCGGGAGCAGCACCTGATGCTATACCTGAACCTATTGACATAGCAAATGATCCAGATGTTGAGGAAATTGATGCGGAAGAAACAACTGAAGGTGGTGAAGGAGAAACTGAAGAGATAGATATTACTGATTTAGTAAGTGCACAACAAGACATTAAAACAAAACAAGACGAGTTCATGGATGGTATGTTTGCTAAGTTAGACGACTTAGAAAGTAAGTTATCCAACATGGACCAAATTCTTGATAAGATTAATAGTTTGGAAACTAAATTTGACAAATACCGAGAAAAAACTCCTGAAGAAAAATTAATGTTACGTTCATTAGATTCTTACCCTTATAATCAAAAATTAACAGATTTTTTTGATGATAAAAAAGGAGAGATGGAAGCGACAGATAAGAACGAATATGTATTAACCTCTGACGAAGTTGAAAATTTTTCACCAAACGAAGTTAAAAAGACATTCAACATTTACGACCAAGAAGACGATAACTAATTATTAAATTATAAAAGACAAGGGACTCTAAAAGGTCCCTTTTTTTATGTGTTCTCATTTGACATTCTAGTATTTATACCTATATTTGATGTAGATAAAAGAGTAATAATTTAAAATTTATTTATGGCAAATTCAGTATTAGATTCCGTACTTGCGCAGTACGAAAAGAACGCACAACCAAGTGGTTCACAGAGATCAAGTATCTCACAAGAAGACAGATTAAAGAAGTATTTTTCGGCAATCTTAATGAAAAACGAAACATCCGCTCAACGCAGAGTTCGAATTCTCCCAACTAAAGATGGTTCATCACCATTCGTTGAAGTTTGGTACCATGAAATTCAGGTTAACGGACAATGGGTTAAATTGTATGACCCTGAGAAAAATGACAACGAGCGTTCCCCACTTACGGAAGTTTATAACGAACTTATCCAAACGGGTAAAAAAGAAGACAAAGAATTGGCATCACAATACCGTTCACGTTTATTCTACATCGTTAGAGTAATTGACCGTGATAACGAACAAGATGGTGTTAAATTTTGGAGATTCAAACATAATTACAAAAACGAAGGTATCTTAGATAAAATCCTTCCTATTTGGAAAGCTAAAGGTGATATCACGGACGCGGAAAAAGGTCGTGACTTAATCATCGAACTTAAGAAAGCTAAAACACCACAAGGAAAAGAGTACACCGTTATTCAAACAGTTATGTATGATGATCCGGCATTACTTCACGAAGATAAAGAAATCATGAGTGGATGGTTGGAAGACGAGTTGACATGGAATGATGTGTATGCTAAAAAACCTGTTGAGTATTTAGAAGCGATTGCAGTTGGAGAAACACCAATGTGGAGTTCAGACCTTAAAAAATATGTTTATGGTGAAAGTGCTGACATTTCTATTGGTGGAACAAATGTGAAAGAAGAGGTTCCTGTAGTAGACCCGCAAGCTGACGAAGAGCCAGCTGAAGATTTACCATTCTAATCTCATAAAAAAATTAATGATAAGCCTCATATTGCATGGGGCTTATCTTTTTAAAAAAAAATAATATGGCAATTAAAAAAAACGATTTCAGTTCATTAAAGAAGAAATTTTCCACATCGGCAAAATATAAACCACAAAGATTTTTTGATCTTGGTTCCCCGTTTTTGGATGCCGTTGGTCTACCTGGACCCGCAATGGGGCACATTAACATGTTCTTGGGTCACTCTGACACTGGAAAAACAACTGCACTTGTAAAAACTGCGGTTGATGCTCAGAAAAAGGGTATTCTTCCTGTGTTTATTATTACAGAACAGAAATGGTCATTTGAACACGCCAAACTAATGGGGTTTGAATGTGATGAAGTTGTTGACACCGAAACGGGTGAATTAGAATGGGATGGTTTTTACATTTTTAACAACAACTTTGATTACATCGAACAAATCACAGATTACATTAATAGTTTATTAGATGCACAAGAAAAAGGTGATTTAGATTATTCATTATGTATTATGTGGGATTCAGTTGGTTCGGTTCCTTGTAAAATGACTTATGAAGGTAAAGGTGGAAAACAACACAATGCAAGTGTTTTGGCAGATAAGATAGGTATGGGAATTAACCAACGTATTTCAGGTTCACGTAAATCTGATTCAAAATACGAAAACACCCTTATCATTGTAAATCAACCGTGGGTGGAATTACCTGACAACCCTTTTGGACAACCTAAAATTAAAGCTAAAGGTGGAGAAGCTATTTGGTTAAACTCATCTTTGGTATTCTTATTTGGAAATCAAAAAGGTGCTGGTACAACAAAGATTACCGCAACAAAAGACAAACGAACAGTTAAGTTTGCATCAAGAACAAAGGTATCGGTTATGAAAAACCACATCAATGGACTTGGATTTGAAGATGGTAAAATCATTGTAACGCCACACGGGTTTTTACCTGGAAAAGAATCTTCCGAAGAGAAGGTATCTATTGAACAATACAAAAAAGAATATGCCGAGTATTGGAAGGAGATTATCGGAGTTGATGGTGACTTCGATTTGAGAGCAGAAAAAGAAGAGGTAGAGTAGTAACAATTTAAAACACGACAAGTGTCAAAAACATTATTGGTTGACGGAAACAATCTGTTAAAGATTGGTTTTCACGGAGTGAGAGAATTCTATAATGGAGGGCAACACGTCGGAGGTATTTGGCATTTTTTAAATACCTTAAGAAAGTTCATAGAGGAATCTAACTTTAGTAAAGTTGTGGTATTTTGGGATAGTGACACAAGTTCTTCACAACGAAGACTTATCTACCCAAAATACAAACTCAATCGTAAGTCGTCTAATAATGAACAAAAAAAGGATTCTTTTAACTTTCAAAAACAAAGAGTAAAACAATATCTTGAAGAGATGTTTGTAAGACAAATGGAGGTGGATCATTCGGAAGCGGATGACTTAATAGCCTACTACTGTCAAATATCATTAGATGAAGAGAAAACAATCTTCTCGAGTGATAGAGACCTTACACAACTTATTTCAGATAAGGTTACGATTTACTCACCATCCACAAAACAATATTATAGAGATGGGGATACAATTAAGGTTTACGAAGCCGAGATTCCCCACTATAATGTTAAAACCCTTAAGATAATTACTGGTGATGGTTCGGATAATATAGACGGGATATTCTATATGGGGGAGAAAACACTCCTAAAGTTTTTTCCTGAGCTACTTGAAAAACCTGTAGAAATTACCGATATTTTATCTAAAGGTGAAAACCTATTAAAAGAGGAAAGAGGAAACGCGGCTTTACAGAATCTTTTAAGTGGTAAAACCAAAGAAGGTATATTTGGTGATGAGTTTTATGTGGTAAACAAAAAACTTGTCGACTTAAGCGAACCGTTGATAAGTGATGAAGGAAAAGATTTAGTTAAC